ACTTCTATTTCATCGATTATGTCAGGGTATTTATATCTTATTCTCCTGATGAATACATCTCTATTTTCATCATTAATCGTATCATTAATAGTCACTTTCATTCCTGCCTGCATACCAAACACACCATAAACATTGATGTTTGTATTAAATATTGGTTCGGAAAATTTTTCTGTAATTTCATTAACTTTTAATTCTGCATCAGCAGTAGTTTGTAAAGTATCTAATCTTTTTGTAATTTGATAAGTACCATAAGCAGCTATACTTGTTGGGTTCTTTTTTCTAACTTTAACTGGAGTGAAATAAGAATATCTAACTTCTATTGGATGTGTATTAGTTGGAGCTACTTCAAAATTAATTTGTTTATTTTCTTTATCCATTGAATAATCAAAAGGTGTTGTTTGTCCTGTAATTCCACCAACTTTAAGAACACTATTTACAAATACTTTTACAGATTCAGGTTTAAATGAAAGAGTATATTGTGTTGTTGCGCCATCTCCAGTTTCATCTTGTGTTGTTTCTAATTCCTGTAAATCTCCTATTAATGTTACATCATTTACAATTTTAGTATAATCAAAATTCCAATCGGGGATAGCAGTAATATTTATTCCTGTTTCTAAAGTTGTACCAAAGGTCGAAAATCCTTTTGTTTTGAATACAACTTCATCATTATCTGGATCATAGTACAACCAATAATCTATTATGTCGGCTAATTCTTGAAGTTTAGTAAGTATATCATCTCCTCTTAAAATAAATTTATCAATAACATTTAACGATCCACTCGCTTCTACGTTTGCAGTTAAACCACCATGTGTTTCTATTAAATCTTTAGCAATTGCACTTATAACTCCTGCTTGAGTATCAATTACTCTATCATAAGAAGTTGTAACTGTTATTTTTTTAAGAATCCATAGTTTATCTAGTGATTCGACTGAAATATTTACTCCTCTATTTTTACTGACTTTGCTTATATTCCCTTTAAAAATAGTTGTATCTGTTGAAGTAACATTCCCTCTTGTTATAATAATTTCCTGGTCTTTTGTTATATCAATAAAAGATACCACTTGCTCTTTCAAAAGAACAGTAGACATTGTCATATCTTTAATATTATCAATAACTTCGTATTCTAGAAGGTAACTCGAAATATCAGTCTCATCAACTGTAACCTTAGTGAAAAAATTAACAGTGGCCATTAACTCGCCTCTGTAAATAACTCAATAGTATATTCAACTCTATTAACATCACCAAAACTTAAATTGTAACTAAAACTATTTATTCGTACAGCTGGATAACTCTTTGCAACACCATTAGTATATGGTCGTGGTTGTTGGTTATCAGAACTTGTTTGATTTTCTATTTCAGTAATAAAACTTCTAATTTGAGTTTCAGTTCCTTGATAAGTTCCATTAACCAATAATATTCTTTTCTTTGGAAAGAAAGGTAAACTAATTGAACCTGGAAGAATACCATTTGTTTGATCTGGATTTGTACCCGGAATACTTAAATGGAATAAATTAGCGTCAAAGCTACTTGTTTCTTGTGTAACTGTATTTCTTACTGAATTAAATTCAGTCATACTTCCTAATGTTGGCGTACTCATTTCATCTCACCTATTTAATTGATTTTATATTTACTCTTTGAAATCTAGAAGCTCCATCTGGGCTTTTACCTACGCCACCATATCTTGTTCTTCCACCTGGTAGTCTTGATACTGAAAAATTTCTATCAGTAACATCCCTTATAGGTGTTGATGATGATGCTCCTCCAGTTTGTGTGCTACCTGTTGTTTTTCTTATAAAAACTGCTAAACCATCTACGGCTTTTCCTAACTTATCAGCTGCCTCTGCTGTCCCAATCATTGTTCCAATAAATGCAAACCCTACTGGTCCTAAACCTAATAATATTCTTCCGGCATTACTATTTAACGCTTGAGTTGTACTACTAAGTAAAGAAAATTCTTTTTCAATAGTACCTTCTTTAATATCAAATATTTTCTTTGTTTTATCTACATGTCTTTCTGTTTTATTTGCAAATTCTTCTAATCCTTTTGCAAATTTATCGAGTGTTTTTTCAGGATTCTTAATAACATCAACAACTCTTCTTTTTGTTCTATCAATAACATCTCTAATATCATCTTTAGCCTGGTCAATAATATCTTTTCCTTTATTTTCAGGTTGTAAATGTGGAGGCAACGGAGCTTTGCCGAAAGCTTTATCGGCCAATGCTATTGCTATTGCAGAACCCATTGCTGCTAATCCAGCCTTTGTAAAACCAGCTGCCATTAATGGTAAAAAACTTGATGTAGTTCTGTTTGCCTTAAATTCTTCTAATTTAAATCTACGTTCTTCTTGCGTTATTTTATTTTTTTGAGTATTACCAATAGACCCACCTTCTGTCATTAATACTAACTTTGCTTTTATCTCTGGTGTTGCCATCTTTGATTCCTCATATTATCTACTCTTTGCATACGTTCTATTTCTTGAACTTCTTTTATGTCTAAATCTTTCCAACCTAATAATTTATTAAAAGGTAAATCATTTAACTCTGTATAAGTCAATCCCCAATTTTTAATAAAATATCTTTCAAATTCAAGATATTCTACATCTTCATTGTTTAGATTGCACTTCTGGAATTGCATTTACTTCCTCAACTGCAACTTCTAACTTTTCTCCATCAATTAAACTCAATTTATATAAGTTATCTTGAGTTTTTTCAAATGGTGCATCTTTAATACAAGTTAAAATTTTTAAGTCAACATACAAATCCATGTCTCTGAATTGCATTGGTGAATCTTTATACTCTTTCAATACTACACTTTTTCTCTTTATTTTCTTATATTCCCCATAAGTAAGTGATCTAACTGTTACTTTCTCAGGATTACCTTTCCATTGTACTTCTATTGTTTTTTCCAAATTAATTACCCCCTAATTAATTTTAAGCTGTTGTATACCAAGTAACTGGAATCACATCAGATCCTTCTGTGGTACCTGCTAATGCTATACCACTAACTGTTATAGGAACTTGTCCACCTTCTAAACTAGGATTTTCAGACCAAGATGTAATAAAAGCATTTGCAAATTGTAAAGTTAAAACTTTATCTCCTGATGATGACCCTTCTGATACAGTAACAACTAAAGCTCTTCCAGTTGGATTTCCACTACTATCTGGACTATTTGTATCACCAAAAAACTCAGAAAGTAATTCATTTGAAGAAACTGTATTTGCTGTATTATCATAATGCATTAAAATTGTTGCGGACCAAGTATATCTTCTAACTCCTAACGTTGGTAATTTACCAAATCTATTAAATACTTCTCTTGGATAGGTTGGATTTAAATCACATGTAATACTAAAATCTGTAACAGTCAAAGTCTCTGCGTTCCATTTAAAACTACCATTGATAAAAGTAAAAGAAGTTCCACTTGGTGCTGAATATGTTTCTATAGTAGTACCTCTGGTCACAGTAGAACCTGTAAAATCAATAGTACATTGTAACTTCTCTCCATTTGTTCCACTCAATGTCCATGAATTAAATACAACACCATTTATTGTTTTTTCTTGGTGATTAGATAAAGCTTTAGCTCCCAATTCTAATTTAATTGTTGGTAAATATGTTCCATCAGAATACCCTACATTAGGTAATTCAACTAATTCACTTTCATTTTCTCCTCCAGGTCCTGTACCTGCACTTGTTTGTATATTTCCAACACCATATTGTAAAAATGTAAAATCAATTGGTTCACAGTTAATAGTACCACTAACATCAAAGTTTCCGTACTGTACACTTGATCCTGTTATTCCATCTCCAATTCCATGTGCAATCTGAAGATTGTTATTCATGTTAAGTGTAACTGATTGTAATCTACCAAAGTTTTCACTTATTGCTGGAGTTCCACCATCAAATGTATTTGTCGATCCAGTATAACCAGTGTTTTCTGCATAAATTAAATAATTATCTTTACCATCATAGTATTCTTTTGCCATTCTAATCCTCCACAACTAAACCATTAGAAAATAAAGTTACATTACCTTTGAACATTGTAATATACTCTTTATTATTAATTTTCAATCCTTTTTTAGTCCGTTTGTATTTTTTCATATATCCTCACCTAAATTATAAGCATTAAATTGATATTCAAGAGTCTGTCTAAATAACCCTAAATCTTCATCTATTGGAATTGGATTATTAGAAATTTTATTAGGATAAAATAAACCACTTATAGTTGTATCAGTTCGCCAATTAGCTCGTATTTCTTTAACAATATTCCTTGCTATATGTTGTGCAGCTTTCTTACCTTCTAAAGCCACAGTATAAGTTGAAGTAATTGCTTCACCAACATCACCACTTATATCTCCTGCACTAAAATTTAAATTACCTGTACTAGCTGAATACTCAACTGTATCTGTAGCTAGACTTGCAGGTGTAGTAAAATCAGCATCAGTATTAACTCGTGTAACTATACCATAAGAAACACCATCATGTTGAATATTAGTTACTGAAGCAGGAACAAAATCAAAAGTCATTCTATCTGAATTAGAATTAGAAGCCATAGTACCTAATGCTTCATCTGTAATAGTTAAAGTGTGTAATTGATCTTTCTTAGTAACAACATCTATTTGAAAGTTTACTGTTTCGTATTGAGTATCGTCGAAAAGCCCCATGCTATCACTAGACTCGTTAAGAACAGTAATCCCAACACGAGGGTAAGAAGTATCACCAAGAGAGGAAATTCGTGGAAAATCACCAAATATCCACTGACCAGATCTGCTACCATTTATATCAGTTAACGTATTTCTAAGGAAGTTTACAAGTATTCTAGATGGTTCAATCTTTACGTTTGTAATTCTAACCCCTCCTTGACAGTTCTTATTAAAAATTGATGATATATATTATGTTCGGTATTGTTATTAAATAAATGTAAATTATCTATATTATCTATATTATTATTGTTTTTATTAAAATCAATGTGATGCACTATCTCCTCTCTAGTTAAATATCTCTCAATCTGTTTTTCCATTACTAGACGATTTTCTCTTATATACCCAATATTGTTTTTATTAGGATGATCAGGAGAATGAATATATTTATAACCTTCTTTAAAATAAAATCCACCCTTCCAATGAGGGTTTTTATCCCCAATCATTGGATGTTTTTTATAATATTCTCTTAATGATTTTGCTTTATTTTCAATATGTTCTTTTGATTGTTTCCTTCCTTTTCTATTTTTACTCATTAATAATTTCATACAATCTTTAGAGCAAGATTTAGTGTTATTATTACTAGGTCTGAAACCTATATTACATATTTCACATGATTTAGTATTTGTCATCTTGACTTAAAAGTATATCCCATCTTAGGACTTAATAATATAAAAGCTTTAAAGTATTTAAATAATATTATAATGATCGCACAGCGTTATTGATTACTTTCTCCATTCGTTTCTTATTCCATAATACTCTACGAACTGGAGCAAAAGGTTGCATCCCTTTTGGTAATCCTTTACGTTTAGCACGTGTCAATTCAAATTTCTTTGGTATTGTCGGATAACCAGGATCAGGAAAACTCGATTTACCATAACTTTTCCAATAATCAAATGTACCATATTCAATATAAACTGCATAATCTGCGTCTGAAGTTATTACTATATTATTACCTTTTACTTTATGTTTATAACTAGATACTAAACCCTTTCCACCACCTGATCGTTTAAGTTGCATATCAAATATTTGATCCTCTATGGCATTAGTGATTTCTTTACCAATACCAAATAATAGTTTATCTTTGAACTCATCCCAGTTAGTTATTTCAACTTTCTGCCCATTAACTTCAATTATCTGAGACATTTATTCTCCTCCTACATCTGTAAGAGTAATGAGTTACAACGCCTCCTAATTCTGGACTTTCTATTTGACTTACAATTTCCCAAATACTATTACCATCAACTATTTGGTCTTGTGGTAAAGGAAGGGTGCTTAACGCTTGGGGGTGAATGTATAGAACGCCTTCCCCTACTTCCACTACCCCAGAGCTTATATATCTCTGATCTAAATCTACTCCAAATTGTAAATCTCCAGTAAAAGAAGTGTCAGCAGTGCTTGATGCACTTAATTGACCAAAATTATCAATAGTTCTAGTTACTACCCTAATAGTTAATGTTCTGCCAAATATATTCATAGCAGTTGTAAGTAAATCTCTGTTTATTTGAGCATGAGTTCGTACCATTATATTGCCACCACATTTGCCCTCTTACCAGTTAAATTGTATAAACTATCAATTCTCTTATTGATCTGAGCGATAACTTCTCTTATATTAACATAAACCTCTCCTATTGTAACTGATTTACTACCTAAGGTATAACTTGTAGCATCATCAAAAGATCCACCAGAAAGACCTACAAAGGCTCTCAAAGAAGCCAAAGCAATAGATAAATCAGTTATATAACTAGGAGTTGTTGTTCGGCCATAGTTATAATCAACTCTAATATTATCAGTACCGTTTGGAACACTAAGACCAGCAAAATTCAACATATTATTTGCCTTCAATATCCATTGGTAAGGTTCTACTATAGTAGAAATACTATCATTTAAACTAAGAGTCGCTATAACTGGATCAACTGAATAATCATCAGTAAGAGTACCTCGTATCCAAAATCCTGAAACACTATTAACTGTAGTTTCGGTCCATCCATACGGAAAAGACCAAGTTAAATCTCCACTTGCTGTGAATATATCTGTACCTGTAGTTTGTGCAGTTTCAGTTAAATCTACCCAAGATGTTCCATTATAATATTCCCAATCAACTGCAGTGCTTCCGTTATCTACTCCAACAGTACTCATTCTAATAGTCATTCCTAGAAATCTAAGTCCACCACCAATATAAATAATATCACCAGTAGCTGGAGCATCATCAAATACACCAACTGGAGCTTCACTTGTTGAATTTAAATTATCTTCAATTGCTGTAAAAGTAGTTGTACCTAAATCATAATTAAAAGCATTTGCAACACTTTGAGGTCTAGCTAAGAAATAAACAGCATCAACTGTAGTAACTGGTTTGTTATCTAATACTATAAAATCTGATTGATCCCAATCGGATTGATAAGGTCTATCAGTTGTTGGATAACTTAAACTCGCTCTACCACTTCTGTATTCAGTTTTACTTGTAGCACTATCCCATTTCTGACCAGTTCTTAAATCTATTTCATCATCAGCACTATCTATCATACTTGAAATAATTGAATTAGTGTAATCATCTGAATACCAATAACTAGCATAAAGTATATTAGTTCCAACTGCTGTAACTCCTGCAGCTTCTAAAACTATTCTACCACTATCTGCATCTAATGTGTAATGAGTAGTTTCAGTTAATGCTGTAAAAGTATTACTACCACTTGCAGCATAAGATATTGTATAACTTCCAGCGAATATTCTAGTATTATCTAAATCAAAATCAGTTTCTGAATTATCTCCAGTACCAACATTCTCATCTATGATTTCTTTTCCTAATCCTGTTCTTTGTATTACTTGTAAAGTTGTTGCATAAGCTATTTTAATCACCTATTAATTATTTCTTTTCAGGGTTAACTTCTTCTTTTTGTTCAGTAATTTCTCCTGTTTTTTCGTCTACAACCCATTTTTTACTCATGTCAGTACCAGCTTCTTTTACTTGGTGTTGTAGATATAAATTGTATTCTCTGTTAGCCATTTGCACTAATGTTTGCACACTAGCTAATGCGTTCCTTCTTGCTTGTAATTGTTTTAATACTTCTTCATTTACTTTCATTTTATTACCCCCACTTGTTCACAATAAACTAATTTTTACTCTAACTAAATCATCTGAAAGCGTTAGATAACGCTGCACCAATAACAGTCATTAACACTGTTGATATTGCGTATAACCATTTCCTATGTAATCCTACACTTCCGTTTGTTTTTGTTACTTTTTCTTCAATCGCTATTAATTTATCATAAATGTCCTTGTTCGTTATTTTAAGGAAAGTTTTTTCTTCTGCCATTATGCTGTCGGATCCCTCACAGTTGGCCAAAACTTTATATTTCTTATTGCATCTCCATTATCTAATTGCAGAACCAAGAATGAAGAATCGACATAAGCAGTGTCTCCTCCTGTATCAATAGAAGTCTCATTCACGAAAATCTCAAAAGTTCCCGACGCATCTCTGGTTATAACCACCCTTACAAATTCATCTGTAGCAATGGCACCCGTTGCCGTAGAGAATATGGTCGTGGACCCTCCACCCGTAATTCTTCTCAAGAAAATGGCTTCATCTACCGTTACGGTCATCTGATAACCAAGAGCAGCGTTCCCTGCCTGAACTGAATCCATTATGAATCCTATTAAAGGATTTGATGCAGCATCCTTGCTTAACTCAAATTCCCACGTTCCAAATGCTTGTTGGCTTGGAGTGGATATAATCCCCGTCCCTACACATGTAATCTGCTTACCAGCACTTGAGTCGTCTACCTGCCAAGTTCCACTAGTTATTTCAAACCCTGTATTCTCTAGGAAGTTAGCGGTAACATTGCTAACAGAAACGTTCCAATCTTCACCAGTAAAGTTTAAATCTAATTTCTTTTGTCCCTGTGCATATAATTGTGTCACTTGTGCAGCGGTAAGAATAGTGTCCCATAATTGTGGTTGGTCAATCGCACCATCAAAAGTCGCTGTTTCTGCAGTGTTGTTCCCAATAAAAAGGTCATCCCCAACATCAGTGTTTCTTGTTCCTGTTGGAGTTAAATCTTCAGTAATGGGAACAGATTGTCCATTTATGTAAATAATAGGGTCATTACTTGCTGAATCTGCGTCGTATGTAAAAGCAACATGGTTCCATGTGTTTAATGCTACCTCAACCCCTGTTGTTTTCCATTGGCCATTCGTACCACTCATCACTTGCTCGTATAAAACTTTAACAAAACCAGCCACCTCATTTCTAACCGAAAGGTTATGAGAGCCTTTAATAAAAAGATGTCCCCTATTTACCCCCCCATCACTCCTTGGTTTACACCAAAAACTTGCGGAACCACCTCCATCAAATATGTTCTGAATTGTGGATGCATCAGTGATTTCTATTTCCCCAGTAGTTCCTTGAAAATCTAATGCTTGTCCAAATATTCCTGCTGTAGATGGAAGAGGGTGTGTGATTGTTCCATCATTACCATTACCACTTACATCAAATACTGTATCTCCTTTAACATTCATGTTCCACTTACCTTGTAAATTTGCACTTTGTATATCTTCAGTTTCTTCAGGGAGAACTGTTGCTCTAGGGATAGTATCTAAATGAGCTTCCTGTAACCATTCGTTATACAATTCAGACATTTGTTGTTCAGTTAATGCCGTATTAAAATATAATACTTCATTAAATTTATTTAATGCTGGATTGTTCCCTGTATGAAAGTTACCAATAGCAATCGGTGCATCATTAGCAGAGATAGTTATAGTAACATCACCATTACCTTCTTTAACGCCATTTAAAAAGAATTCTGGAGCAGAACCGCTAGTTAAAGTAAATCCAATCATACGCACATTAGTAATGTCTGCAGCTAAATCCGAAGTGCTAGTACCATCAAACACTCCTAAGTTAGATGCACTAAAGTTGAAGAAATCAATATGTGTACCTCCTGCATCTCTCTTTGAAAAGAACCTCGCACCAGATGTTTGATCCTGAAAATCACCAAATATGATGACACTCATGTTAGTAGCTTGTAATTCAACTGAATCTGATACCGTAACTATATTTGTGCTTTGGAACTCTAACGATTTTCCTTTCGATGTGTTACGCCATAGTGGACTTCCTGAAAAAGAACCATCATTACCATTACTTGTTTGGTCTGCTACTGTCCCTTTCCTGAAATCCCAGTGTCCAACAATGTTAGAGCTAAGTGAATCTTTTATCGTCATTTGTTCAACAACCTCATATATTTATTATGTAAATATTTTATTTGTGTAGGTGTTAATTCAAAGTCATATATTAATACAACATACATATCACCAATAAACTCATCAACAGTTCCTCCAGACCTGGAACCTATACTTGGAGTTTGAGCAGCACCTGCATTATTAGTATCCAATGCTTGAGTGGAATCACTACCACTCTTAATACCATCAACGTACCCTTTTACATCAGTACCATCGTAAACATAAGCAACAGAATGTATCCCACCATTTGGTAAATTACTTCCAGATAGAGTGAAATCACCACCATACCTACTTAATTCTAATGTTGTAGTATTCGTATCAACACCAAAAGAAAACTCACCAAAACTACCAGAACTTCCCCATCCACCAAATCTTGTTTGTCCCGTGATTTCTATTGTATCCAATATCAAAAATACAGTTCGTGCACTTGCACCAGAGGGATAAGATGCTGAAGTCCCAATGATTAAAGTATTATTTGTTCCAGGGAAATTCATACCTCTCGGTGTCAATTGAGTAACTCCCGAATCAACATCCACAGTGCCACCAAGAGAACCAATATTTTCAGTAACATCGTTACCATCATCATAAGTAGAACGTAAAGGTAATGCGAGTAACGCTTTGCTATCATCAATCTCAGTAAAAGTATCTCCTTCAACAATATCAAGAAGTTCCGCTGCACTTAACATTCTATTATACAACCTCACATCTTCCAAAGTTCCATTCAAATATCTTGATGGGGCTGCGTTAGTATCTCTTCCAATACTCATTAGATTATCAGAAGTGCCAATACCTGCAGAACGAGCTATCGTAGAACTTAACACTCCATTAGTATAAAATCTAGCATTACTACCATCAAAAGTTACAGCTACATGAGTTCGTGTGCTATCATTAATAGCCGAACCTGTATCTTGTACCCAAGCAACACCATCTCCAGTATCAGCAACATACAATGACATTTTACCATTGGTAGCTCCTCCACCTTTAATAGAGAAAGAAAAACCCTGGAAAGGACTACTTTGTGAAAAATTAGCAATAACTTCACCAGAAATTGCACCAGTAGTTATCCAAGCCATTGCAGTCATTTCCGTAGCTGTAAACCTGAGTAAATCTTTTGATGTACCATAAGTAAGATGTTGAGTAGTGCCATTCAAAGTAACCGTTTGATTACCATTAAATGTGGCAACTATCGTATCTGCACCATTCTCGGTAGCAGAGCTTACACTATCAAAAGTTTCTCTGAAAATCCAATCGTCATTTATTCTAGGATATACCATGTTTATGCCAATGTTACACTTGAATCACTGAATAATGGTCTGTAAATTATCACCCATAGTGTTGTTCCAGTATTACTTGCTGCACAATTTAATTCAATATCTCCATCAATTAATATCCAAGGAACATCTTGTTTAAGCAATATTCCTGTTGTTACATTAACCATTGGGTCAGCTGCTGTTCCAGTTACATAATAAGCCGAACCTGAAGCATGAGCATTAATGTCAAGAGTTGCACATAAATCTGCAGTACCACCATTATTAAATTGGAGTTTAGTTGCATTAGCTTGAGCTTGAATTACTGTATCTACTTCACCAAATATTGCAATTACTTCAACAATACCAGTAACGGTAAATATAGCTCCTGCGGTTGATTGTGGTAAATTTGCTGGACTTGTTTGTTCTAAAATTTTAATTGGGGAATCATCCCTTCTTACTGCACTTGTTAATGGCATTTTATATCCCCTCCTTCTCTTCAGGTTTTGGTGTTAATTCAGCAAGTTTAGTTTTCCATTCAGCTTCAACGACTTTTATTTGTGCATAAGAAAAACCAAGTTTAGCTTCACCAACAACTCTTCTCACACTCTTTTTAATTTCTTTTGGACCTTTACCTAAAAGTAAAAGTTCTACCATTGACCATTTCTCAGCATCAGTAGGTTCAATAAGATTACTCTTACCACCTTCTTGACTAACTGGAGTTAAATCGTTTAATGTTTTTCCATCTAAATATCCCATTTTAATTCGTCCTCCTAATAACTTTTCTTACTATACAGTGCATAGTCAGCATCATTGTTCCCACCAGCAGTTACAGTTTTTATTTTTACAAATTTAACATCAACTGGAACATTCCTTTCAAGTATTGTATCTTCAGTAAAATTAGCTGCTTCAAACCACTCATTTGTTACATCTTGATATGTTGCACTTGCCGCTGCAGTTCCATCATCTTGAATACTTGCTTCAACAGTTACTGTAGTTGTATCAGTAGCACCACCATTAATTTCAATTTGAACTGCAAAAGTTTTATACCCATCCATATCCATATAATAACTAGTTGTAGCATTAGTTTCATTAGTTACATCAGCTAAAGTTTCTTCCACATGATGAGAACTTAATGGACTTACTTCAAAACCTTTTAATGAGTCTGTACCTGAATCATAACCTTTAATTTGCCCATAATCACTTCCATCATCATTCACTAAAGTTACAAATTGAACACCTTGACTGGTTACTGCAAAACTTGATGCCTTCCCTTCAGTATCTCCTGTTGTAGGTAGTGCATCACTTCCATCAAAATCTGCCACTTGACCATGAACAGTATAACCTGCTTGATTATTCTTCATTGCCTCATCTTCGTTAGTTATTGGTGTTTCTGCACCATCTTCAGTAACTGGGAAGAAATATTGTACACCTGATAAGGTTGCAGCTACTCTGATGGCATTTCCAGTTGAAACAGTGTTAGGTAATGCACTGTCATTAAAAGCTTTGGCTTCTGCTCCCTGCATAATTGAGGAAGCACCTACCGCTTGATTCTGAGAACCAGCACCATCAATCTTTAAATAACCGTTCATATTAGTTTGAAAGATGGTCGCATCACCATCTGTATAAGTCGTTGGAGCACCAGACCTATATTCACCACCAACATTAATCATTTGAGGCGTAGCAGCTTGTGCCGAATCATCTGTTACTACACCAGACATACTCATTACATTAACACTTACATATCCATTTCCATCAATATCACCATACCTTGCATTAGCTGCAGTATTATCTGTTGAATAAACAAACATATTGTCAATGTGTAAACTACCACCATCAATAGTCAATTCTGTATCAACCATTAATTTTCCATCACTTGTTAATCTAAGAAATCCAAAATCATTATTTGCTAATGTTGGATCTGAACTTGTATATATTCCTGCTATTACATTACCATGAGCTGTATTAATATCTGCTTCTGCTGCAGTTTTATTATCTTCTACTAAACTTGCGAATTTTCTTCCGCTTAATGCTTCAACCATTTTAATCCTCCTAATTAATTATAATTTGCTGGTATTGAGGTTCCCACGCAATTGTATATAATTATTATTCTTTTTTAACTTCTATTTCTTGACCGTAACGAGTAATCTTTTTACCGATTGCTTTACTTAGTTTTGCTAAGTCCTCATCACTACTCCCTTTTCCTAACTTAATAGGGCCTTTGATTGTTACCATTTTTGATTTCCTCCTGATTTCATAATAAAAAAAATAATAAAAAAAATTATTATGTTTAAGCTGCTGCTTCTAATGCTGCTTCAGTTCCTGTGCTTGTAAAGGTGTTACATACCCAAGTTGTTGCACTTGTGCAAACACATCTTACTAAAACATTAGCTCCAACTGCACTTTCTACACCTGCACCAGTTCCACCATTAATTGCTACTGAAGAAGGGGCACTTGAACGTAGTTCATATCCATTAGCTCCAACATTTAACCAAACAACATTTCCAGGTGTAGGTGTTGGTAAAGTAATAATATTATTAGCACTTGCACTTGTAACAGTTACATAAGTTGTTCCATCTGTAATAATTCCTGTGGTTAAACCATCACCTGTTGCAGTTCTTGCTACAGCTGCACTTTGTTGTCCAGCGGTAAAAGTAGCTGCACCAGTTACTCCTAAAGTTGTACCAACAGTAGCTGCGTTAGTAGCTGCTAAAGTTCCTGTAATAGTTACTGCTGGGGTTATTGCCCAAGCTGCACCTGTAACTAATAAAGTGTCAGTTCCATCTTCATCATATTCCATACTTACATCTTCATCAGTACCGAAATGTAGAAACCTATCATCGTTAACTCTTAAATCCCCAGCTACTGCTGCGGTATCTGAAGCTGCATCACCAATAGTGAAATCACCTTCGATTGTTAAATCTCCTTCCATTGTGACATCTTGTTTAAATGTCCACTCTCTATCTTCTAATTGATGTATTCCAAAAGCCATTTTATATTTCCTCCTTCCGCCAAATTAAAAGCGGGTAAATCATATTAATTAAAAAAATAAAAAAATAACATCCTCAATTAAGAGAATGCACCTACGTCTGATCTTCCAATCAACTCTACTACTCTCGGTGCATTTGTATTTGCACTTTGAACAGTTATTGTTGCTACTCCTGCAGTTACAGAACATGTTGCAATATCATCTACTATAACACTACCATCTGTGGTATGTACCCAACTTCTTATAGTAAGAAGTCCAGTATTATTTATACCATAATCAGCTAATGTTACTGTAAATGTATCGTTCTCGTCTGCAGTATTGGGTGTCATGAATACAACTTCTTTAAGATCAGAATTGGGAAGTAATTCCCAAGCCTTCAAAATTGAAGTAGCTGCCATTATGCAAACACTCCTGCATCCGCTCTCCCAATAACTTCTACTACTCTCATATCGTTATCAGTTCCTGCTGGAATTGTTACAGTTAAAACACCACTGCTTACTGCAGTTGTATTTGCTTCTGTTACAATAACACTTCCATCAGTTGTATGTTTCCAACTTTGAACTGCTAACAAACCTGTTGCTGAAATACCATAATCAGTTAATGTAATTGCTAAGGTATCTGTTGCGTCAGCTGTATTTGGAGTAATAAAAAGCAATCTCTTTAATCCTGAATTAGGAGCTTGTTCCCAACTCTTTAATATACTTGTTGCTGCCATTTTTGTTTACCTCCTTATGCTAAACCTGTTCTTTCAACCATTAATGCTTCTGCAGTTACGATTAAACTTCCGTACCACTTTAACATATATTTCTGGCTGTCGTTGTTCTTTGCTAATTCTTCAAAAGTTATATCTTGCAATACAGCTAAGAATACGTAACGAAGATCTAAAAACATTATTTCTCTGCTTGCTGCAGTTGTAGGCATAAATCTATCTTTGATAAATAAAACACCATCAAACATAAATGCATCTGGAATTCCGAAATCCATTTGTCCACTTGGTTGTTCCACATTTCGCTGGAAATCCATGAGCAAGCCTTTGACTGTATTAAAAGTTGCTGCATCAGTTACTGCAATATCTGCGTTTCCGTTTGCGTTAAACATTGTTGCCAAATCTGTTCTGATTTGTGCTAATGTAATTGCCGCTCCTGCGTTAGCAGTAGTGTTTGTTGTAATGCTTGCTCTTAATCCTTGAAAACCTAAAGCGTTTGTTGCAGTTGCACCATTAACGATTTCGTTCTCTAAGATTTCATTCATTGCTGCTGTTTTAACTCTGATGTCTTCAGCTAACAAATTTAAGTAACCCATTCCACTTGCTAATGCTGGTCCTGTAACTCTACCAACTACATAAGCATACTTCATGGTTGTACTTACTGCTGTCCAGGTATCTACGTCGTCTGCAAGTGCTGCATCATCGCCTTTAAATCCTGATCCTGCTGTTCCGTTTGTTGGAACTGCTTTTGCAGTTAATGCGTTGTAAACATAAGATCTTCCTCTTACTGCTTTTCTAGGTAATAATCTTAACAAAGGTGTTTGTCTTACTGTTCTATCCACTAAGTTTGGATCGAAAAACGAAGGCATTAAACCTTGTACAGTGACTGTCGCCCCAGTATTTGTATCTACTGATGGTGCTTTTGTTAAAGTACTTTCATACGCTTCACCCATTTTAATTAATCTTTCATCACAGTCTTTCTTTCCCCAAGTTAATCCACCATAATAAGTTTCTCCTTCTTGAACACCCATTTTAGCAAATCCTTGTTCGAAAGCATATCCTGCATCAGAATCATTTGTATTACTATTCATAAATCCCATTTTATTGTCCTCCATATTTTGCTTTCAGCATATTTAATATAGTCGGTTTAAATTCTTTTTTAACTACCACCTGACTTTCTACTGTTGCTTTTAAAACTGATTGTTTCTTTAATTTCTCAATTTCCTCTTGAGCTTTTTTAAGTTCTACTGCTAATGATTTCTCAGCTTCACTTGGTTCTGCTTCTGCTGCTGGTTCTTCAGCTACTGGAGCTTCTTCTTCTTTCTTACATTCCTCTTCTGCTTCCTTTTTAATTTCTTCAACTATAGGAGCTTCAACAGGAATTTCCTTTTGTATTTCTTTATCCACTTTAATTTCCTCCTTAGATTCAATATTAATATCAAATGATTTCGCAACTGCTGCAAAAGATGCATTTCTGTTACTTTGAATTGGCACAATAGTTGCCTCTAATATTTCCGCCTCAGTATAGCCTTTAAACTTTTCACCGTTAATATCTTTCTCAACCATTTCACCTTTCGGTATTGCACCAATACTGATTCCAATCCCTAATCCTTTACTTAATGCTTCCTCAACCATTGCCTTAGCTTGTTTTCCTAACGGATTACTTTCTAAGAAAAATGGTTCAGCTGTCATGGCAGTATTATCACCATTTGATTTTAATTCTTTATTTGTCCATCCACCAATTAATTTCTCTAACTTATTCTCATGATTAGCTAACATTGGTAATGGTCTATTATCTTTTACCCATGATTGTAAAAGTTCTTTTGTCATAAATTCTCCATCTCTATCAATAGAATTATCAGAGAGAATTCCGACAAAACCACCATTAATATCCTTCTGTAACGGCATCCATAGTTTTATCATTTCTTCTTTCATAGTATTATTAACCTCTTAAAGTATTTAAATAATATTTAATCAACAACAAATTGAATAATGCTTCTACAATTTGGACCATGTGGTGGTTGGTCAAATTGTTTACCATCTTTAGTTTCAAAAACATCATTTAACTCAATTGCTTGATTATTCAATTCTTTACAAATATCAGTAGTGTTTTTATCAATAAATGATCGCCACTTCTTCTTGCCTTTTAATCCTGATTTCTTATATGATTCTAATCTACCATGATTAATGAAACGATTACTTTCCGTCCTCGCTATCTTCATAACTCTACCTTTAGTTACTTTTCCATTAACCTCACCACCTTTTAACTTGGTGAACATGGTTTTAATCTCTTTACTAATATCACTTAAACTTTGTTTACCAGATATTCCATCAGCAACAATCTTGCTGACTTTATTCTGAACATCTATACTTACACCTTTTATTCCCTTCCATCTTTTACCATCAATAGTAAACCCTTCTAATTGTCTATCAGCTAATTGTTTAATTTCACGATTAAAATCTAAACTTATACCAATATCCATGTTTAATTCTTCTTCTGCTGCTTCAACTCCCTTCTTAACATCTATACGTATAACTCTCTGTAACCCAGTCATAAAACGTGTAGTATTAACAGAATTAAGTAACCGCCTAATAAACTCACCAAAAGACTTAACAACATAATCTTTTTGTATCTCATCTTTAATTGTCTCCTCTAAGAATCCTAAAATTGATTTCTCCCAACCATTAAACTTCTTAGTTAAAAAATCAGCATAATCTTCAGCTTCCTCAATAACATCTTCTCCTTCATCAATTATTTGTTTCTGAATATCCACCTTCGCTTCTTTCTTTTCTTCTCTTTCTTCTTTTTTCTTATCCCTATCTTTTGGATTATCTCGTTTATTATCTTCCTTCTCTTTATCTTTTGGATTATCTTTTTTATCATCTTCCTTCTCTTTATCTTTTGGATTATCTTTTTTATCATCAAAATCACCTTGTTCTATCATTCGATCCTGCATAACCATACTCATAGGTTGATCTCCCCATTCAACTGGATCTAAACCTTCCATTGCTCTAACTTCATTAATAGTAAGTACACTCGCATTTAACTTTGCCATCATTTGTTCATGTTCAACCTTTTCAGCTGCATCATCTTTAGTAAACCATTCAAACTTAATCTTATCATGTCCAATTAACTCATTCCTAATCTCACAATTAATCTTCTGTTCAATTAAAGTAAGATAAGGTTTGATTGCATTTTTAATTGTAATTCGCTCCTGACTTTCACCAGTACTTTTATTACTGTTTTCATAGAACCCAACTTCTTGCGGACTTAAACCATAAGCACCAAACACAATATGAAAGTACCACTTTTGTCCTTCTAACCAATCCATGTCTTTATTACTTAAAGCCATTGGGGTAAATTTAGCATCACTGTTTAAGAAGGCAAGTTTGTGAGCCTTGCCTCTCATCTCTTGTTCCCATGCGTGTTTGAAATCTCTAAGATTGTCCAATGTCATCTCAGCAGTAATCATACCATCTGGCATTGCATTGTTCTTAAAGAACTCTTTATTATAACGAGTAGACTGTATCATAACTTCTACTTCTTGCTGAATTGATTGAAGTGGTGAATAACCATAAGGGGCGAACTCAGTGTTAGTATTTACTCTACCATAAATAATTTCATTTCTCTTAAATGGAATTGGTGCACCTTGTATCTGTCTAAACGAATATTGATAATATGCTGGACGTTCTTCACCATTCTCATCATCTCCACCAATAATACCATGTTCATCAACATTAATTAGAAATCTTCCACCATCATGTGTAAATAACTCAACAAGTTCTCCAGCTAAATTCCTACCCTTGAATACAACACCTGCATCAATCTCAAGTACGTCTCTTAAGAATGGCACCCAAATATCCCAAAAGGTTGCACCATTACGATTAGGTGATTGTAATAAAGTTCTTAACTTTTCAATATCAGCAGAATAATCAGTTTGATCTTCCTCATCTGCTACAATAATATCCCATTCAGTTGTCATAATTTGTTTAGAAATAGCATTTGTTACCATCTGTACCCATGGACTTTTTGCATATTGTCTGACCTCAGGTAAATTAATATTACGTGGCATACCTAACTGTGGGTTGAATAACCATGTAGGTAAGACAGGTAAAGACTCTTGTGGAGCCATATCACTCGGATTAAAGAGACGTATCTCTTTAGTGAGCTTGTTTCGTGTTGACTTAATAAAGTCTATAAATCCCATAAGTTGAAAACCCACTAAAGGTATATGCTAAAGGCTGTGGGTACCTTGAACTAGCTCTCAACCTTTTCAAAGAGGTGATTGTGAATAATACTATTATTAATCCCTTTCAAGTATTTAAATAATATTATAAATCAATACGCTTTTTACAATAATGACAACGTACTCTATAAGAAATAATATCAATAGTGTATTCTAAATATTGGTCACATGCTGGACAATTTATTGTATAATAAGAAGTAAGTTTCCCTGTTGTTATTTGTACGCTACTCATTCTATCCAAAGAACCAACCGACCTGTTTTCCTCTGATCCCATGACAAGCACATGCTAAAGCATCTACAAAATCATCATGTCCGCCTTCACTATGATGTAGCTTTAAATTACCGCTCTCAGTTGTTTCATATCTGAAATCTTTCAACTGATATATTAGTTTCTTATTATTAGGTATTAATAATTTACCTTGTTCCATTAATAATTTAAGGTTAGAAAATATGTCCATCTTATTCTTTTGGGTGAAAGTAACACCAACAACAATATCGTTGTCATTAGGACGTTGATTATAATTAGTAGGATTAATTGTTTTGTGTGCATTAAGTTTCTTTGCAAGTACATCAACAACACCAGCCCCCAGTCCAGTGCTGTCGCATACTATCTTGGCGAAAGAAAAACGATTATGAAGATATAAAATATAATCAATAGCCTGATCCATTGTATTCTTCTTTAACTCTTTAATGAACACAACTTTGTTTACTTCTTCCTCTTGTTTAATTATAATGAACACACTACAATCTTGACCGAGCCTAGCCAAGTCAGCACCTAGTAAGTATGTTATTGAAATCCCATCCATATCATATAATTACATATCAAAAAACCACAAAAACCCCAAAATAAACAAATTCCTATAATTATCTTTCCACCTAATGTTTCAGTGTTTATACAAAAAAACCAACCTACTGAACAAAATAAAAAAAATAATATTAATGTAAATGTCGCAAATAATCTAAATATAATTCCTTCCATCTCATATCTCCCCCAACATTTCATAATCACTTATACATTTGTCAATAAGTTGCCATGGGAAGTATGAATCCTCGTCGGGAATGAACTCAGCATTATACTCTGTCCGAAACTCAATACTATTTTCGCCTAACTGCTTCTTCTGTTCCTCTATAAACTCTACACTGAAATGTCCAACTCTAAGTGCATCTTCCCATGTATACCTATGACTTATGTAATTATCATCTGACTGAAAACTATTATAAAAATGATTCATTGCAAACGGTGTACTAATCTTAATTATCTTACCCTGTGTTGCTGCAACCATTGGTGTCAGTACCTGATTAACTATTGTATCTTTAATGAACGCAGCTTCTTCCATAATCAAAACATTAGCTGTCATTCCTCGTATAGTATCACCAGAATCTCCGACTGGTAATGCACTAATCCTGCAATTGTTACGCATGATTAATTGACGTTGTGTTGACGTCGCAATCTCTGAACCAATTGGTGCATTCTTAACATGTGCTAATATTTTGTTAAATAGTTCTCCTGCTTGTCTATCAGTTGGTCCAACAATGACAATATGACCACCAGGATTCTTTAATGCTTCACATATAGCTAGAATAGAAATCGTTAATGACTTTCCAGTCTGTCTACAAAATGACCCAATAACTCTATTTTTCATTAAACAATCTTTAAGGAATTTATCTTGAAAATCATATAATTCTATATTAAACATTATCTTAATCTTCTGTTTGATCGTCATTGCTTGTTTGATTTTTTTCATTCGGATTCAATAAATTATTCCAATTAACAATATGATGTACGTTTTCAGTTTTAAGAAACTCACCATGATGTAATTTATGATTAACTTGTTTTAATCTAATATAATCATTAATATTCATTTGATCTTTTAACGCTTCAATATCTCCTCTAATATCAAAAGTACTAGCTTCAGGTTTTAACATAGTTTGTAATATCCATTCAATATGTTTATCTTTCAATCCTTGTTCCTTTAATGCACGTATTTTTGCAGAATATTTCTTCTTTAAAGATCTTACTTCACCACCTTTACGACCTGCAGTTACCGCTGAAATACCGGTTTTAAATTGCGTAGCTTTATTTGGAAATTCACCCATTTTCTACCCAATCATAAACTTCTGTACTATTACCTTTTTTAAAAGTCGCATGTAAATCTATTTTAATCTTATTTTCTCTACAATGATACTTTATCTTATCCATTAAATTAACTATTTTTTCCATTTTATCAAACAATTTTCAGGTATAAAATAACCTTTACTATTATTCTCATTGAAGTTCCTACACACCGCAGGTTTAGTATCCTGAATACTACATTTATTATCCACTAATTTATTACACTCCAATGGGACAACAACAGTATAATCAGTTCTGCTTTTCCTAAACACTTCACAATTATGAAATTTGTAATATCTTAATAAATCAATGGTTGGATTTCTTAACTCAATGGTTATGACTTTACAACACATCGCATCACATTTATTTAAGTTATCTAAACAGTTCATATCTCATCAAACGTAGTTCTTAATTCTCTAACTATTGGCATCTTCCAATCTAAATAATGTTCAGCAATCATCCCACCAAGTATTGTGTTCATAATACTTAACTTACTATCCTGCTTCATATTAGGTTTATACCTATGTTTAGTCTTTTGAACTCTTATATACTTCTCTAATTTACCTTTTAAGGCATCATACTTCGATTTTAAGGCATTATTCCACGATTCTTCTAGGTCTAATATAGTTTTTAAGTTTTCTTCAGCAGAAGCTAAATCTGTTTCCATCTTCTTACTTTCAATTGCTTCTTTAATTTGTTTAATTTGCGTTTCCACTTGACCTTTATCTTGTTTAAGTTTTTCTAACTCTTTAAGTGACTCCATAAAATCCATTGTTTTAGTTACTGTTTGTTCAACAGTTACTCCATCACCATTATCTACACATACAAAACTATTTTTTACGTCCATATTTACTCACCTTCTTTTTTACCTTTGGTACATCTATTTGACATTTAACACAAACCCAAATGTCATCTGATCTAATACTAGAATATAAATCATCCCCACAATCATGTTTAAATCCACTCTTACTTACCATTCTTTCTCATCTCCTTCAACAACATCAAATTCGTTACTGCAGTTGTATCTAAGTATTTCAACTTAGGCATTTGCCTTATAATATTAAACTCTTCCAAAACATCATCATAATTCTGGTGATAACTATATTTATATAATTTTAACGGAACATTAGTTTTTCCTACAGTAATAGTAACAACAACATCAGAAGCAGCATGTAACTTTTTTAAACTGGATCTAACACTTTGTTTATTTATTTCTAATATCCGACCAATCTCATCTGCACTAAAGAATTTATCACCATTCTTTTTTAGTATCTGTATTATTTCGTTTTGACCCATGATTCACCTCTAATTTAATTAATTATATAACTACTATATAAATTTTTTTAATATTATTTAAATACTTGAACGTATTTTTTAATTTTAGTTAGTTTTTAGACTTATTATTATATAACTTATAATAACTCTTAAATAGTTCTTTAATTATTTTCTTTGATTCAATTCTATTGTTTGCGAAAAATATATTAATATCATATTTAACATGAAGTGTGAATAATATCGACGTGATAACATATCCACGCATTTTAGAGAAATAAGAATTGGGAAAATCCTTATTGATGCAGTTTGTATAACTCCCTTCGATCACAATAGCGAAGTAATCATAACTTTTTGATCTTTCTAGTTCTTTCTTGAATCGTTTATGTCCACCACCTAAAGTTCCGAATAAATCACCCAGACTTTTCCTTTCTATCGCAATTTTATCTTCAAACCCTTCAATAGAATAATCACCCACGTCGAGCTTTTTAACTACAACATTCTTATTCCAAAGTGGTTTCTGTTCTCTTGTATCGATTATTATTGTATAGTCCATGCTGATAATTCAATTTGACTGTTATCTTTTTTTGTACTGAATGCTTTTGGAACGTAGTTAGAAAAACAATCCATCTCGCTCCAAAACTTGTTCAACACTAAACAATTCAAACTTAACCCTCTTTTTTTAAATTCTTCAACTGTGCAATATCTTACTGATTTTCCAACTCCTAAATATTTATTTGGGAGTAATATATGAACACCTGTTCCATGTTCTTTACTTATTTGTGCTTGTAATTGATTTGGATTTTTATAATAATCAAACTCATTCACATTAAACTTCCTTGCTGCAATCAATATATCCTCTGTAAGTTCATTATATAACCAATTTTTAATTTCTTCATACGTGAATTTAATATCCCCTTTTATCACTCTTTCATTCATATATTTGTTAAATATTTTGTAACCAATTTTAGAAGAATCATTTTTGATCATTGGTAACCCTTTTACTTTAAGTTTACCTTTGTTAGTTACAAACATATAATGTTTTTTCAAGAACTTATCATTCTTCTTAAAAAACCAAATATGTTTAATTTCTTCATCAATTCCCATATCAAATGTAATAATAGGAAATGGTAAGTTGTTTTTGATCTCTTTAATAATTGATTCTTTAACCATTAGAAGTCTATCTTTGTCTTTGAATACATCTTTCAAATATACTGAATCTGTGTCACTATATAACACATAATATCCTGAATCAATGAATTTCTTCCTAGCTAATTTAATTGACTCCCTACCAATCAAAGTACAATCATGTGCCGCTTTATAATTATATAATGACTCAAATACAGGATTACCAGTCAACCCATACAATGTATTAATAACAATCTTCAATGCATATTCACGTTTATCATTATTTTTCTTTAACTCTTTCCTCATACAATATATCTTATGAATCTTTCTTTCAATATCACCCAATCTCTTTGAACAATATCCACCAACAAGAGGAAACAAATTATTACCTTTCCATTTTTCATCTTCTCTACAACATTTACAACTATGTGAAAATAAATTACCCTGAATCATATTATGGGGATATAGACTATTAAAATCAAAACAATAAATATCATCATGTTCTTCAGCTTTAATAGGCTCAGCAACAAACCCTCCTTTATATCCCTTATGCTCAACATTATCGTTATATCTCTCTTTTAATCCAACAGCATTACAGATTACTTTATACGAATAAACACTGATTGAACTTGTCAACCATTTATAATTACTCTTATCATAATTAGACATAAAACCCTTAAACGGCTCAAAAAACTCACATAACTTCTGAAATAACTCATAAGTAATCCTAATATCAACCAAAGTATATGCTTTAATCTCCTCATATTCATGTTTTAAGAGATTATATTTTTTAAGTAGATTATAGTCCAATTCACTCTTAACTTGCTTTAAATCAAAGAATTTCGCCATATTACGCATTGATTTGCTCTCATTCTTACATCCAAGTACCTCTGCTCTCTTCTTAATCACTTCAAATAAGTCAATATGCAGATGTCTATAAGGAAACATACCATGTCTTTTAAGTATTGGTTCATCATATTCTTTTGAATTGTAACCAATAATAACTTTATGTTTTTTTAACAAATTAATAACTTCTTCTTTTGTTTCTACAAAATGATATATTTTTGCTTCAACTTCATACGCACCCATAAACCTAAACTTATCTTTAAGTGGATTTGGTTTTGCTCCAACAACATCAGTTTCAATATCAAACACAAGCGTCATTATGATGCCTCCATAATTTTAAACCTAATTCTCTTGGAATATCCCCATAATTATCTTTAATCCAATGATCACGAGCTTCAATTAATAACTGTTCTTTCGATGGTTGTATATGAGAACTTTCTAATCCAAAATCTGTTAATTGATTTTGTCTGATCCTGAACTCTTTAACATTATGTTCATTCTGCATTTTTAAATAACTTAATATGTTAAATTCATTTCTTATATTATAATCAGGAAGATCTGCTATAACTGGAATAATTTCTTGTTTCCATTTATCATTGATTTCTTTAAAATATTTGGTGCCTAAAACAATATCAAACAATGCTCCAGTTTTACCACCCATAATCCAGGAACTACTATCAACACTAAACCAAGGATAACGGTTAACCAATCTGGTTGTTGTCAAACCAAATCCATGAAATTTATGTTTAGGATACTTAGAAAATATTGAATCCAACCATCCAATAAGTTTCTTTGTTGGTATTGGCACCATACCACCCAATGCAACAAAATCATAATTTTCACAATAATGTTCTAAATACTTCCAATCATCTCCATAATGAAAACAAGGAACAGGGTTAACCCCATTATCTTCCATGTATTCTTGATTTTTTAATGTACCCTGTGCTGAACCAATAACATCTAATACAGCATAAAACTCTGCATCTGTTTCTTTACAAAATTTGATATATTCATCAATATCAATTTTACTACCTAAACTAAAAGCACTAAATGCGCCACTATCAATAAACAATAACTGTTTAACCCCAAGATTTTGTTTAATCCTTGGATTTTGCTTCCAATCCTTCTTAATATGATAATATGACATGAGCATATTACCATTATGTTTATTTACCAATTCATGGAACGCTTCCGACCCAGCAAAGAACATTTTCATTTTTTCAACCTCTCTATTTTTTCCCATAACATAAAACAATAGTTTGCAATATCCCTACATTCTTCTTGCATATCCACTAAAAGTTCATTATGAGATTTTGAAAGGTATTTATCACCATAAATGGTTTTACCTTTTTCAAAACCTTCATTCATGAACTTTTGAAATTTAGACATACTCAATTGGATCACCTACTCCTGCTTTTTGAAATGCTTCTAACCTTTCAACACATGATCCACATTTTCCACAGGCTTTGTCTTGTCCTTTATAACAAGTCCAAGTAAGATTATAATCAACACCAAATTTATGTCCAAGAATAACAATATCTCCTTTATCCATATCAACAAATGGTGCTTCTAATTTAACTTCAGCCCAATCACAAAGACTAACTGCTTTCTTCATTGCTTCAACAAACTCTTTCCTACAATCTGGATAAATATCATGATCACCTCTATGAGCACCATACCAGATAGTTTTTGCTCCAACCGATATTGCATAAGATGTTGCTAAACTTATCAATACCATATTCCTATTCGGTACTACTGTCTGTTTCATGTTTTCATCAGCATAGTGACCTTCAGGAACTTCAATATCTTTTCTTGTTAATGCTGATGGTGCTAACTCATTCAAAACACTTACATCAATCATTTTATGTGGAACATTAAGTTTCATACAACTTTCTATTGCACATTCTAATTCTTTCAAATGTTTTTGACTATAATCAAAACTAATAGCATGAACATTTCCTGAACCAAAATAATCCATCGCTTTATACAGTAATGTTGTTGAATCCATTCCACCACTTAATATTACTAACCCTTTTTCTATCATTTTACAAACCTCATAAACTCAGCTCTTGCCTCTGGTTTATCTTTAAACACACCTCTCAAATCAGAAGTTATCATTTCACCTTTTTTCTTTACTCCTCTCATCTCCTTACATAAATGTCTTCCTCTCATAACTAATGCTATACCTAAAGGTTTAATTTGACTTTCAATTTCATCTAAAACCTCTTTCACTAATCTTTCTTGTATTTGAAGTTTAGCTGAATAGTAATCTATCATTCTTGCTACTTTACTTAATCCTAATATTTTTTTATCAGGAATGTATGCAAACCAATACTTCCCAAAAAATGGAACCATGTGATGTTCACATTGACTGTAATAATCACCTGAATCAATAATCATTTCATCATATTGTAATCCATCATGTCCATTTTCAAATATTGCCATTCTTGGTTTTTGTTTTTTGTCATAACCTTTAAATAATTCCTTCCACATTTTTATTACACGTTTTGGAGTATCGATTAAACCTTCTCTTTTTGGATCTTCACCAATAAATTCTAATTGTCTTACAACTAAATCTTCAGTATCTTGATTAGTGTTTTCATACCAAAATTCAATCCATTCATTTTCTTTTTTAGTAATTAAAGCAAAGAAGGGATAATCTTTAAATTTCTCCATTGTTCTACCAGAATCAATAAGATCATCAACAACTAAACATTTATCATTTAACTCAGTTGTAAATTTTAAATCTGTTAATTCAGCAATTTTCATTGCTAAAAGAATACCACCACGTGGAACGCCATATACAAATTCAACATCTTTTGGTCCTTTTAAATAAAAGTTCTGTGCTCCAATACTCATACTTTCAACTAACTTAATCCATTCATTATATTCAATTCTTCTCAAATTATACACCTCTTTTTATATTCCATACTTTTATATGTTGTCTTAAACAAAATTTCTTATTATGTTTAAGAGATAAATTCCAAACATCTTTTTCTATCTGGTTATCTATTCTACCTCCATCAACTGTTAATGGCATAAACATTGATGCAAATGGAATTAAATAAACACCTACTTTAAATCCATCTGTTACAACTTTAATATCTCTTTTATCATATTCAATATCATTATCAATTATAAGACTCATTACATGTCTTGCATCTTTAATATTTTTTGGACTTATTGCCAAATAATCAAAATTATCAAAATGTTTCTTTTTTAATAGTCCTCCATTTGTTTCTATATGATGTTGAATATTATGTTTTTTTAATTTATCAATAACTTTCTTTATTGCTGGAAATTGTAATAATGGTTCTCCACCTGTCCAAACTATTATTTCTCTATTTAATGATAAAATTTTACTTACAATATCATCTTCTGAAATAACTTTCCCTGTTTTCCATTCTGTATCACAAAAATCACAATTCAAGTTACAACCTTGTAATCTGATAAATAATACAGGATAACCAGCATATTTACCTTCACCTTGTATAGATTCAAATATTTCATTAACTCTCATTCTTCATACCTCGCTGTTGATGTTGGAGTTTCCCAAACTTTAATATATTTAATTTTAATACCTAAATCATTTAATCTTGGTTTTATTAATTCATACCAATGTTTTGATAAATTTTCAACAGTTGGAATAAAATCAGTAATTATTATTTTTTGATCATACTCTTTCCTTAATTGATTAAAGAATATCCAAAATTCATCTTTCTCATAAATACAGAAACCATGATCGAATTTATTATCAATTTGTGTTATCATAATTTCTTTCAAATCACCAAAATCAATAACCATTCCTTCACTACTATCTCCTTTTTTTGTTATTAATTTATCATTAACACCAACTTCTATTTTATATCTATGACCATGAATGTTTTTACATTTACTTTTATGATTTGGAATCCTATGTCCCATATCTATTTCAATTGTTTTAGTTATTAACATTTTACACCTCTAAAAAAAGAGGGTGATAAATCACCACTCCTTCACACTATACTGTGTGTCAAACCTATCCCCAACTCTAAGTATTGACAATTTAACTTCTGATGTTGGATCTTTCTTCTCCAAGATTGGTCTTAGTTTCTGTTTTAATCTTCTGCTTGATGTTGTAAACATCTTCTCACACTTCTCTCCATCTTCTTCAATACAGTCTGCTTGAAGTTCGATTGTTTCCTTACCAAATTTCTCAACTTTCAAAAGTTGAATATTTCTGATAATTAATTTCTTTTCTTTGTCACTTTCCAAACTAATAAAACCACTTGAAGCTACTGCTTCGTCCCAATTTACGTTTTCTGTCATTTTATTTTCTCCATCTTGTCATGACC